AAAGACATAGCAGAAAAAAACAATGTTGCTAACTCCGAGCCAAAAGATAATAGCTAAAGATACTCATAGATTTAGAGTTGCCAACTGCGGAAGAAGGTTCGGGAAAACCATATTGGCTAGTGAAGAGATAAAAGGCAAGGCAATATCAGATGAAGTCAGGATAGCTTATATTGCTCCGACTTATGGACAAGCAAGAGATATTATCTGGCAGGTATTGATTAAAGAGTTAAAAGATGTAGCAGTTAAGATAAACGAAAGCAGACTAGAGATAGAAGTCAGGAATGTAAAAGGCACTACAAGCATAATTCAGTTAAGGGGTTGGGAAAGCATTGAAACCTTGAGAGGTCAAAAGTTCCATTTCATTGTTATTGATGAAGTAGCAATGATGAAAAACTTTTGGGTTTATTGGCAGGAAGTTATAATTCCAACATTAACCGATACAAAGGGGGAAGTATTATTTACTTCTACTCCTAAAGGATTTAATCATTTTTATGAACTTTATAATTTAGAGAATACTAATGAGCATTGGAAATCTTTTCACTTTACTACTTATGATAATCCGCACATTGACGATGATGAAATAGACAAGCTAAAAGCCCAGATGACGGAAGATAGGTTTGCTCAGGAGTATATGGGAGAGTTCAAGAGAGTTGAAGGCTTGGTCTATAAAGAGTTTAACCGAGATAAACACATTTACAAAGAACTGCCAGCATTAAGCTGGGTTGAAAAGATTGTTGGCGTTGACTTCGGGTTCACCAATCCAACAGCTGTTTATCTGATTTACAAAGACTACGATAATAGATACTGGATTGACTATGAGTGGTATAAGACAGGACAGACTAATGACCAAGTAAAAGAGATAATCGGCGACCTCAAAGCTAACAAAGTATATCCTGACCCTGAAGCTCCAGAGAAGATTGAAGAACTAAAGCGAGAAGGCATTAACTGCTTAGAAGTAAAGAAAGGCAAAGACAGCATTAAGAACGGCATTGCCAAGCTAAAGGAATTATTAAAACAAAATAGGCTATTCATTAGTGCTAATTGCCCTAATCTAATCTGGGAGTTTGAAACCTATCAGTATCCAGACAAAAGACCAGACAATCCAGAACCAGAGATACCAATTAAAGAAAATGACCACGGACTAGACGCTATAAGATATGCTATTGTTAGTAATTGTATTGACCCAGTAGTAAATGACTTTCAATTACTAAGAGAAATAGATTATAATCACGAGAAACTATCAAATCAATTTGAATAATATGAATGCTCCACAAAACATATTCGCCCAGACAAGACAAGAGGTTTATGACTTCATTAATAACGATATAAAGATTGTTGACGGATACTCTTTTAATCAATACCAGACAATTAAGAAGTGCCACCTTTATTATAATTCAAGGTTCGTCACTGGCGACTTAGACTCAAATGGTCGCAAAAAGATTTTCTTGAATGTGGTTAAAGCACCTTGTAAGGTTAGCTCTAGGTTCTTAAACTTTGATACCAAGAACATCAGGCTAATCTCTAACACAAGGAACTCAGAGATGGCTACATTCTTGTTAGAATACGAGCTAAAGAACTGGATGAAGAAAAACAAGGTAGCTATTACCTTAAACAAAATAGCAGAGTTATCGCCTAAATATGGCTCATCTGTCATTAAGAAAACAAAGAAAGGTGCTGACATTGTTGATTTAAGACGATTAGTTTTAGACCCAACAGTTGATACTATTACCAACTCAAGATTTGTAATTTTAGAACATAACTTAACCCCAAGCCAACTAAGAGAAAAGCAAAAGGATGGCTGGGAGAATGTTGAAGAAGTAATCAGTAAGTTTTATGTAAATACAGCACCAGAGCCCTATATCCAAGACGGGACACTAAATCAGGTCAATTCTACGCCTGTTATTAAGATTTACGAAAGATATGGTGAAGTCCCAAAGTCTTGGCTAGACGGAAGTGAACCAAAAGAGAATGAAGAAATGGTCAGAGCCTTGTTCATTGTTGCTGGTGTAAATAACTATGGACTTGGTGAAGATGGCAAGACAGTCACCAGAGAAGACGGTGTTGTCTTATTCAGGTCTAAATGGTTTGGTGATTGGCCTTTCAGAGATTTTCATTACGATAAGACAGAAGGTCGTTGGCTAGGAATTGGTGTTATTGAGGACTTATTCCAAATCCAAGAAAGAACCAATGAGCTTGCTAATGAAAAGCGAGACTCAATGACTATCAGTAATAAGCACATCTTCCAAACTCAAGACAAGACAATCGTCAAGAACTTAATCAGAGACTTGTCCAATGGTGCTGTTATAATGGCAGGCTCCAATGGTGGATTAGTTCCTTTGGCTAATGAAGAAAGAAACCTAGCCGCTTTCAATAGTGAGGAGATGAGATATGCTAATCAGGCTAAAGAGATTACTTTCTCCTATGATGTTATTCGTGGTGAACAATTACCAACATCAACCCCTGCTACAAATGCAGTAATTCAAGACCGCAACACCAAATCTGTATATGGCGTAAAACGGGAGAATCTAGCCAATATGCTACGATTCTTCTTCACAGAGCTAGTTATACCACAAGCCATCAAAGATTTAACACCAGAGCATATTTTACACTTTATAGGTAGCAATGAAGAGTTGTTTAGAATAGACAGTGCTCTCATTAAGGAAATAGTCAACAGAAAGGCCTTAGATTTATTATTAGACGGAATACCTGTTGATGAAATGGCCATTGAACAGATTAAGACTGATGTGTCTAATCAACTAAAGGAAGCTGGAACTGATAGATTTATCACAATCAAAGATAGTTTCTATAAGAACGCTGACTTTACCTTTGATATTAACATCGACAACGAACAAGAAGATAGTCAATTACTAACTAATAACTTATTCTCAGTGTTCACTGCCCTGGCTTCTAATCCAACCATTCTACAAGACCCTGTTATCAAGGCTTTGTTCTATGAATATGCTGAAAGAGCTGGAGTTAGTCCAATGAAGCTAGAAATAGCGGCAATGGAAAGAGACCAGCAACAGCAAGCCCAACAGGTTCAGCAACCAATGGGCGGTAAAATGATACCAGCTCAGGGAATGACACAAGAAGAGCCAATGGCTAAAGTCCAATAATATGTTTAGCACAGAACAAATTGATAAACTAAAGAGATTAATCCAAGACCCAGAGTGGAGTCTTATTGAAACAATGTTTTTGGAGTATTTAGAACCACTAAAGAGTATTGATAATATAGACATAACTGATACTAATAGAAGCGTAAAAGGTGAGATTAAGGCAAGGAAGCATTTTGTTGAATTGATACAGAGATTCTTTAGTGATTGTCAGACAATAGCCAGTGGTCGTGTTGTTGAAAAGCAAGACCCTAGAGATTCAATGGAATAATTAGCAATAATTATATTTGGTTAAAAGGCTACCATTTAAAAGGCCTATAACGAGCTATCGTGAATAGCAGAAAAACTATGTCAGAAGAATTAGACATTGAGAACACCGACTCTCTAAATGGTGCGGAAGACAGCAACGACAACGCTGATGAGGTTGATACCGACCCAACCGAAAGCCCAGAATACAAAGAGTATTGGGTAAAAAAGGTGGAAACTTTAGAAGAAACAAACAGGAAACTGTATGCTCGCCTAAAGAATAAACCTGTCGGCACTAATTTAAAGGGGGTGGAAAACAGTTCACCAGAAATCAGTGAAAGATTGGAAAAATTGGAACTTAAAACAGAAGGATTTAGCGACCAAGAGATTGAGTTTCTAAAACCTTATGGCGGTAAGAAAGCTCTTGAAAATCAGTATGTCAAAGCCGCTTTAGACGCTATGCGTGAAAAAGACCGAGCTGAGTCAGCTGTTGTTGATGTAAATAGCAACAAGTCTGATATTGAAAAGAAGTTTACCGAAGACCAATTAAGAAATATGCCACTGGAAGAGCTGGAAAAACTGTTACCTAAATCGTAATCGTTCAAAACTCTTTCCCCAAGTTCTTTTAAAAGTTGATTGCGATTAAATTAGGATAAATATGGCTTCATTAACTACAAGCTCAACCCTATCAGGGCTGATGCAGATTTAAATCATATTGAATCTTAATCAAGCTCATTGCTGGAAACTCCTAAAGTTTTCATTACTAACAATGTAATAATATGAAAAATGAAACAATGGACAATCAGCAGCTAAGTTCTTTCTTTGATAAAGGGTGGTTAGCTGGAATTATTGACGGAGAAGGTTGCTTACAATTGGCAAAACAGAAGTATAAAAACAGACTTCATTATAGGCCACAAATAAGTATAAGCAATTGTAATCCATTAGTAATTGAAAAAATAAGAGAAATCTGTATAAGAAATGGTTTATCTTTCTATGCTATTACAAGACTTCCAAAAGGTAAGATGAAATTAACAAACTATGTTGTTCAAATCTCTGGCCTTAAAAGGTGTCTAAAGTGGATAGAATTCTTAGATGGTAATCTTGTTGGAAAACAAAAACAATTAGAAATAATGAAAAGATTCATTGCCTATAGATTATCAGTTGAACCTTCTTATAAAAAAGGATTTCGCTCTTTCGGACAAAAAGATGAAGACTTTAAGTCTGAAATGAATAGAGCTAACGCACTATATAGGACTGAACGGCTCAACGACTACACGCTTGACAAGTCTAAAAATGACTTGATGGTATAGTCTGAACTTACGACGAAAGCGTAAGAAGCATACAGTAAAAGTATGCGATAACAAATTGATTATGACAAAAAATTCTTAGAACGTGCCGAAATGTCAATTAACTATGACTACGGTGCTCAAAAGAAAACTATGCCAAAGAATAGCGGCAAAACCGTTTATTTCAACCGCTTTTCACCTTTGGCCGTGGCTACAACTCCTTTATCGGAAAATACCAATCCAACTGGCGTTGATATGTCCACAACCATTGTCTCTGCCACTATCGCTGAGTATGGTAACTACACTCGTGTTTCTTCCTTGTTTGAGATGACTTCAATTGACGAGGGCTTAAAGGAACACATTGAAGTTATGTCTCAGAACGCTGGTGAAACCTTAGACACTTTAATCGCTGCTGAATTGTCTGCTAATGCGACTACTCAATATGCCAATAGTAAAGCTGCCTTAACTGCTGTTGCTTCTACTGACACTTTGACTGGTGCTGAAATCCGCAAGGCTGTCCGCACATTGAAGAAAAATAAGGCTAAGATGTTTGATGATGGTTTCTTCCGTGCTGTTATCCCTGTAAGTGCTGCTTATGACTTGCGTGGCAATAGTGAATGGTTGAATGCTAATACCTATGTCAATGTTGACCTTTACAAGAACGGTCAGGTTGGAACTTTACACGGTGTCCGCTTTGTTGAAACAAACAATGAGATTACCGAAAGCTCTACCGCTACCGTTTATCACACCTATGTATTCGGTAAGAATGCTTACGGCACATTAAACTTGGCTGGTCAACCAGAAAAACGCATTATTGTTAAGACTCCTGGCTCTAGTGATACTTCTAATCCGTTAGATATGTATTCCACTATTGGCTGGAAAGCTTACTTCGTTGCTAAGGTTCTGAACTCTGCTTGGGTTATTGCTATTAAGAGCGGTGCTACTAAGTAATACTAAACATTATTAATTAAATATTGTTCCCGTTTGGACTATCAGTTCACGCCGATTAGTCCAAGCGTGGCGTGAAAATAATATGACTACACAAGAATTAGAATTAAAATTAAAAGAGATTGACGAGAATATCGTCATCAATGACCTTTCAAAATATAATGTAAGAGATATTGTTGAAGTTGCTTATGATTATAATGGTAAGATGATTAACATCTGTGCTTGCCCCGCTAATGAAGTTAAAGAAGATGCAGACCCAGAATATAAAGACGAATATGGACGACCACATCGAACAGCTGGAACAGTCTTATCTATGGCACAAAACTTTATAAATCGTTGGAATAGTGAGCCAGACTTTAAGGAGCTTATGACTTGCGATGATAAAGACCTATAATGAAAGTCCTTTTTACAAATAGACCTAAAGATGTTTGGATTGGTGGTGATTATATCCAAATGGAAAGAACTGCTGAAGAATTAAGAAAGATTGGTGTTGATGTAGAAATTATAGAGAGTGGTCTATTAAGACCAGCAATTAGAATTAGAGAGTTTGATATTGTTCATAATTTCAACTTTTCAATGGAGTGGGCAAAATATTCTTGTTGGATGGCAGACTTACATAAAAAACCTTGGGTTAGTTCTATGATTTACGCAGAAACAGACCAATTTGTGCCTTATGATAAGCAACAGATAATGATTGATAATTGTGCTGCTGCTATATTCTTAAATCAAGGCGAAATAGATAGGGTTAAGCGTGAATTAAAGCTAAAAGAAGATATTGTTCACATAATACCAAATGGAATAGATGACTTCTGGTTTAAGCAGGTAAGGTCTAAAAACAATTACGGTGATTATGTTTTAACAGTTGGTAGAATAGAAGCCTTTAAGGGTCAATTAGCAGTTGCCAGAGCTTGTAAGAAACTAGGACTAAAGTATATCTGTGTAGGTGAAAGGCTTTATGAAGATTATGCTAAAGAAGTTGAAGCAGAGGGAGCGATTATATTGCCACCAATGAATAAAGAAGAATTGATAAAGATGTATAAGCACGCTAAAGTAATGGTTTTAGCTTCAAGAGCAGAATTAATGAGTTTAGCTGTAATGGAAGCTATGGCACAGAATTGTCCAATAGTATTAACAGACCATAGCGAGTGGAAGCCTGATAATGTTTCACTTTGTAAATATAATAATATAACCAGCATTAAGAAGGCTATTGAAAAAGAATACGGCAGGAAAGTTAATCACAGCGAAGAAATGAAGAAATATCGCTGGGAAGAAGTAGCTAAGTCATTAAAGAAGCTATATGAAAATATCAGCACTAATCCCAACATTTAACAGACCGCAATTTATTGTTAGTGCGGTTGAAGCAATCTTAAATCAAGATTATAGCGATTTTGAAATTATAATCAAAGACGGCGGTGAACCTATTGGACACCTACTGCCAAAAGATGATAGAATTAAGTATATCTGGAATAAAGACAGAGGAATTACAGACGCAATGAACCAAGCAATGAAAGCAGCGACAGGCGATGTATTTGTTTGGGCTAATGATGACGACAGAATAACACCGGGAACATTTAAGTTTGTTAGTGAGAATCTAAAAGATAATAAATGGGGATATGGTTTTATAGAAATGGTGAGCGGTGATGCTGGTATGTTATGGGGCGATAAATGGGATTATAAAAAATTGTTAAATGGTAACTTTGTTCCACAGCCATCAGTTTATTGGACAAGAGAAGCTTATGAAGAAGTTGGAGAAATGGACGAAACAAACGACTTAGTCAGTGATTACGAATACTGGTTAAGATTGGGTAGTAAATATTCACCAGTCTTTTGGGATAGAGTAATGGCTTATTATACCATACATAAAGACCAGATAACTCAAAAGATTATGGGTGAACAATTAAGACAAGCTAATGAAGTAAAGAAAAAATATGAATTGCTTGCTCGGTAGAAATGGGTTTATAGGAAAAGAGCTTGCTAAAAGGATTGGGTCGTTTGAGACTACTCCGCACAAAGACTCAAACATAATCTATTACTTTGGAGCTCCTTCGTCTATAACATTATTTAACAAGAACATAGACTACTGCTTTAGAGAAACTATTGGAACATTTTTAGAACTAGCAAGTCTTTGTAAAGAAAACAACATTTACTTGGTATATCCGTCAAGTGCTACTGTCAATAATAAGAATAACAGCTATGCTAGATGTAAGGCCTGCCTAGAAGAAATACACCAAGCCTATAATCTAAACGCTTTAGGATTAAGAATAGCGGCCTCATACGGACCAGGCGA